GGATGATTGGTTCGATGAGCCAGTCTTCTTCTGGGAATGTTTGTTGCCAGAAGTCTTGCCAGTTGATGAGGATGTTGTCGGTGATGCGTGGTTGTTCTACTGGTTGCAGTGACCGTGTGTCTTGTAGAAGTTTCTTTGCGAACAAGGATCGGTCGCCTTGGTGGTGCATGGATGCGGTGTATCCGAATCGGGTGTATGCACCGGCTGGGAGGTTGGTGATGCTGGTTGTGAATACTTTGAGGATGTCTTTGCCTTGCCATCCTGTGGTGGCTGAGGTGCCTTCGCGGATGTCTTTGCCTGGTCGTACCCAGTGTGATTCGCCTGTCTGGTCGGTGTGGGCGAGTGTCCATCCGTCTTGCCTCAGTAAGTCGTGCCAGGTTGTTGCGGCGCAATAGCGGGACGCTGGTCCTTCTTCGTCTTGCAAGAGCGGTGACAGCGACGCAGATGTTGCGGGTGCCGTGGTGGGTTCGGGTTTGGCTGTGAGCAGTAGCACCATCCAAAGTGGCATGTCTGCTGGTTTGCGTTCTTCAATGCTGTGTCCGTCAAGCCATTGGTATGGTTTACCGTTGCCGTGTATTGATGGTGGTGCAACGACTTGTCCGCCGATGCCACGGATGTCTAGACCTTGACCGAGTTTGCCTGATGCTTCGTTGTAGATGGGCTGGTCGGTGAAGAAGTAGAGGTGTCGTCCACCTGATCCTGTTACGGCTTCGAGTGTGTCTGGGAGTTTGCCGTGGAGTTGTTCTAGGTCGTAGAGGGTGTCGGAGCCACGATATTCTTCACGGTCGTCCACGTCTACGACGACAATGTATTTGTCTGCGAACTTGCCTGTGGCGATTCCGAGTCCGCAATCTTTGAATGCACCGGTGAACCATTGTCGGATTTGTGTCGGGTCGGCTGTGGCTGCGTTCTGCCAGCCTTGCATTGGCGGTCGTTTCTCGCCTTGTTTGATTGGGATTACTCGTAGACCTTTGTGCGCGTATGCGAGTGCAGTGTCTAACACATTCATGATTCTCCTTGGGTTGGCTTAGTTTAATGTTTGGTAATGGTGGCGAGTATGTCGGCTGGTGTCTTGCGTCCGCGCAACTGGTAGAGGAACTCTACGAATCCGATCTCGTCAACTTTCTCAACTTTGTTTTCCATAAATGTTTTGGCGTGTTGGTTGAGCGGCCAGATCACAAAGAATGGCACAGAGTCTTCGGCGACTTCGCCCCACCATCCGTCCTGATTCGAGTGACCGTACTGCACGATGAACGCTGGGATGCTCGCCAAGTTGCCGAGGTTGCATAGTGTCTTAGCACCGACGTTGGTTAGATTAAGTGTGGCGTGTTCGTGCTTGTAGTCGATGATTGCTTTGGGTACGCAGTTGTCGTATTCGACCATGAGGAAGTCAAGGTCCATTGCCGGCACGTTGTAACCCCAGGTGCGATGTCTGCCCGACAGCCATGCGTCGCGTTTGAAGTGTTGCTCATTGGATGTCATTTTTGCTCCTCTAGTTTGAGTAAATGTTTGGCGATCCATTGCGCTACTGGTGACGCAACTCCGTTGCCACATTGTTTGTAGCGGTGCGTGTCGGCTTGTTCAGTTCCGTCTGCTTTGTATCGGGTGTGATGATCAGGCCATCCCATTAGCCGTTCACATTCCAACGGTGTCAGTCGGCGTACTGCCATCGTTGATTGAGCGTCGTAGGCGACTGATGGTGGTGCTTGTGATGATTTAAGTGTTGGTGCAATGTTTTCGGTCACGTTTGCGTTGCTGCCAAACTGTGTGTCAAAGGCAAGCATCGGCACATTGTTGCCACCTGTTCCCATGCGTTCTTTTAATGTTTGTACCGGTTCTTCATATATTCGGACATCATCTACCCGTGTGCCGTCAATCAGCATCGGTTCTACTACACATTTATTTTCACGCACATACTGGTCGCTTATCATCTTGGCATCGGAAGTGTTTAGTGGACCAACTATGTTCGATCCGAGGATGCGACCATCTGTTCCAACGCTTTTTGCAAGCGTGTTGGTAGCACTTTGTCTCTTCGGTTTGCTCTTCGTAAGATGCCTTGGCAAGCTTTCGGCGACAGGTAATAACGTTTCTGGACATCGTTCGGCGAGGACAGGATCGAAGATAGCGATGACGAACACGCGCCTTCGTCGTTGGGGTACTCCGAAGTATTGCGCATCCAGCACTGCCCATTCAATGACCATCGCGCCTGCTTCAGCCATTTCGTTGAGGATGATCCCGAAGTCAGCACCTCGGTTGGAGTTGAGTGCGCCGACGACGTTTTCCCAAATAGAGATTCTTGGATATTGTCCATTAGTTTCCTTTCGTAGTTCTTTGATGATGCGTATGCCTTCGTGGAATAGTCCTGATCGTTCGCCTTCTAGTCCGCTGCGTTTACCTGCGACCGATAGGTCTTGGCATGGTGAACCCCACGCAACAACATCAATCACGGGTGCGTGGGTGACGATGTGTTTACCTGTGAGCGTTGATACGTCCTCCCATTTCGGGAGATGAGGCCAATGCTTGTTGAGGATTGTGTTGGCGTGTTTATCCCATTCGCATTGGAAGACGGTTTGCATGCCTGCGTTTTCTAAACCCATGTCGAATCCGCCGACACCACTGAACAGTGACAGCACTTTCATTTAGGTGGCATCTCTCTGACATCTGCAAGGTTTTCTAGGTGGAAGGTGACGGCTTCTTTGATGAACTCGCTTGTGTTCATGCCACGCCGTTTCGCTTCTTTTCGGACTTGTTTCAATAGTTTGTCATCGCATCTGAATGACAGCATCGGATAGGTCTTCATGATTGCTCCTTTGTTTAGAGTGAGTTGATGATGTCAAGGAAGGAGATTGCGATCTCGTGTTGGATGTATTGCTCGTTCGGGTAGGCGACTTCGCTTGCTTGTGAGAAGTCTCGCAAGTCTTGGCTCCACGATGTGTTGCCTTTGACTCCGTTGTAGTAGTTGCATCCACCATCGCCACGGTTCTCCACTTCCAAGATTGCTTTGCCGTTCTTGTAAAGTTTGCCTTCCCACCAGTTACCTTCTCGTGTGTTGCGTGAGAAGGTTATTTTGAGTGAGTATTCTTTGATTGCTTCAAAGTTGGTTGGTACGCAGTATGACATTTCTTCGCATCGTGTGATTAGTTGATCACACAGTTCTTGTGTTGGTGTGATCAAAGGCTTTGTCGCCTTCTTGGTTTTTGTTGTTGTTGCCATTTCGTTTCTCCTTTGTTGTATAGGGCTTATTCCCTATGTATGACAAGTTACTGGCTTTGTCAGACAAATGCAAGTCATTTGGCAAGATTCTTTTATATGGCGTAAAATAGCCCTTTTATAGCCTTATTGCTCCTCATCTTGGTCAAATGGTGTCTGGTCAGCACCATATGTGTAGTAGCCCATGGTGGGATGGTTTCGTCGGCGTTTCTGCTTTGGCTTGCCAAGTGTCGCACCAGGGTATTGCATACCGTTGCGCAACAGTTCGTGGAATGTCAACGCTTCGAATGACCGATCCAGTCCGCCTTGGATGAGCGCGTCTGCGAGCATGTCGCAGCATTGACGTTCCTTCTGCAATTCGTTTTGCATTTGGATAAGTAGTTGTTTTTCTTTGTTATTCATGTGCAGGCCTCCTATGACCTAATCGTCTTCGAGTAGCTGTCTTGCTATCCGTAGCTTCTCGGCAGCCGAGGCTGATTCGAGAAGACCGATAGTAGTTGATGTGACCTGCTCGGGCGGGCATATGGTAAAGAATTTTTGTTCGGTTGTCACATAGTTTTGGATCGTCGCGACCAGCACATAGGCGGTGCATACGTTGTCGGCGTCAACTTCGGATTCAATAAAGTATTTGATGCGGTCATCAATCGGATCCTGATGCTCACTCATCGTCGTCGTCTAGTTTCTCGCCACAGTACGGCTTGACCGGCAGGACACGTTTGCGAACACAGGAGCAGAGTGTGGCTTTCATTTGTTTGCCACGGTCTGCGGGAATGGGAGTTCTTCGTAGGCTTGATTCAAGAGTGCCAGGTAGCCGAGAGCGTCGAGCAGGCTGTCGTGGTGCAGACGGTTCTTCTCAAGGTTGGTGCGGAGTCGTGCCATCTTTACCGACACCATGAACAGCAGCGCATCGGACATGGAGAGTCGGATGCCTGTCAGCCCAGCGAAGATGTCAATCACTTTGGCGTAGTCTTCGGTGACTGGGCCGTAACTGGCGTTGCGTGGACCTGTAATGGTTGCGTGTGCTTCGAGCAGAATGTTCTCGCCAGTCATTTGTTCTCTTTGACGATTTCGTATTTGGATTGGCTAAATGCAAGGACACGGCCGTTTGGTTCTATGCCGATCCATGTCGGATTATCTGGGTCGCAAAGACATCCTGCAATGCGTTCGGTGTTGAGTCGGACTTCGCCGTCACACAGTTGGCAAACGATGTATGTGTCGAGTCCGATGGTGATCACAGTTCAACGCCTTGTTGGATGTGAACTCGGAGTCGGCTGACAAGTGCGTGTGCTTCGCGCAGATGAACTTTGCAGGCTTCTAGTTCTTGGTGAAGGCTGACGCAGTTGGTGCGGTCGTCGTCGCGTTGCTGGGTGACGAGTTCAAGTGCGACAGATAGTTCTGCGACTCGGGTTTGTAACTCGACTATCTCTTGGCTCATTGCGTATGTGTCGCCGGTCATTTCTTGCTCCTTCGTTCTAGTTCTTGTTTGAGTGCTGCTATCACTTCGAATAGTCGGTCTTGATCTCCAACACCGACATATTGTCTTTCAAGGAACGCGATTGCGTCCTGTATATCTTTCTTAGTCATGTGACCTCCGTTAGTAGGTGAACGACCTTACTCTGCCGAAAGGGATAGTGCAAAGTAAGGTCGAACCCTGCTTAGGTTTCTACCAACGGTCGTCGGTTGCGACCTTCTCTACCTTGGCTGCGAAGAGCTTCGGTGCGTTGAATCCTGCCTTCTTTTCTCCATCTGCCGAGTATTTGACCGAGATTTTGTTGCCGGTCAACTCTGTCACTGATGCTTGCTTCGCTGCTTCACGGATTGCGGTGATCATTGCACCACGCGCCCAGATGTTTGCGTCGCCTTGATTTTCGGTTTTGAGTGTGATGACGTACACGAAGCGTGGATCACCGTTCGGCCATGTCTTTGCGACACCGGCTGGATCACGGTCTTCCAATTTCTTGACGTCTGTGACGATGCCCGAATGGACATCACCAATCTTCTCGAACTTCAAACTTGGCAGTTTGGGTCCGCCTCCTGCTAGGAGATCTTGTTCATCTGACATTGCTTAACCTACCTTTTCTTTGCTTGGGAATCCGAAGGAGTCCGTTGATGTGTTCCACACGATGTCTTGTTCATCCCAACGGATCGCACGACAGATGACAGCGAACTGTTCTGCGCATGATGCGTCAAGATGCCCGATGGCACCGCCTGCCGTTTTGAATAACACACCCTGAATCGAGTGGCAGAGACTCGTGATCAGGAGTTCGTCGCAGTTATCAGACAAGATGAGGTCAACTAGACCTCGTCCGATCTGGTATCTGCGATGCGATTTGAGTTGGTCCAACGAGATGGAGTGTCCGTACTCGTTGCATTCTGTTGCGATCTTTTTCATCATTGCGCGTTGATGTGGGCGTAGGCAGTCAAACTCTGATTGGAGTTGCAGTACACATGAGCGGTCAACGCCAGTGTCGTATGTTCGGCCTTCGAATGTGTCGGTCATTTCTTTGCCTTCTTGCGGGCAGGTTTCACCATCGGATCTGTTTCAAAGAACTGGACACTATGTTCGGCTTCGAGCAGACCGACGATGCGGATCAGCAGGTCTATTTGTTCGGATGATGCGTCAGCCAACTTCGGTACTTCATTCGGCCATAATGCCCGCAACATCTTCTGCGCTGGTTCTGGCATGTGTTTGATTCGTGCTGTCATCCAGTCGCGACGCTTATCCAAGCCTGTGTCAAGTTTGATGATTTTGGCTTCTTCGAAGCGTTGGTTGATGTCGTTACGTTTGCGCCAGGCACGAACATTGAGTGCGAGTGCTAGACCTTCGCGTCCTGCGTTGAGGTCTACCCAATACAGTTCGCAGCGGGCTTCGCCTGCTGGTAGGTGGAAGACGATGGCACGATCTTTCTCGATCATCGGGAGGCTGGTGCGGACTGCGGTCTGGTAGTTGTAGATGTGTTCGGCGTCGGCGTAGGCAGCCAACTGGATTGCGATTGACCGCCAAGAGTAGGTGAGGTCGGTGCCAGTTTTCAGGTCGGCAATATACATTCGGCCATCTACTTCAACTATGCGGTCAAGTGTGCCTGCGTATTCTGAGCTGTCATTGATGATTACTGACTCGATGTAATCGGGCATGATGTGGACACCGTACTTTTGCAATGTGGTCACATATGCGTCAACATCTGGTTGCAGACCTGGGAGGATTTGTGGTTTCTTGCCGAGGTCAACTTGTTCGGTGACTGAGTGGAGTGCTGTGCCGAGGTTGGCGCGGTGTGATCCGCCACCTGCGGTGATTGCTTCTTCACAGATTCTGTTCAACGCAGATTTGTCATCAAGTTTTGTTGATGCTTGCGCAAGTAGATCTGATCGGTTGATTAAGCCGGTGACAACCATTCGGTTCGCCCATTGTTTTAATGCGGCTTCGTCGTCTGGTGCTTTTGCGATTGTGGTGACACGGGTGTAGCCGCGTTGTTTGCCGTCAGGTGTTGTGACGAGGTAACGACCCCACCGATCTTTCGGTGCTTCTTGTCGTGTTTCTTCGAGCATGTGCAGTCTCCTTGTTTTCTTGAAAATCTTTGTTGGTTGGAACTATACCTGATCGGTGTGCGCGGATGCGGGAATGTTTTTATAGGCGTTCCAAAGTTTGAGGAACTCGGTCATTGTCATGATCGCATACCAGTTGTCAACTTCGACTGCGCCTTGTTTCTTCACGGCGCAAACACCATGATTCGTGCCACGGTTCTTCTGCTCAACTTCTAGTTCTCGAAGCCAACAACCGATGTCGTGTCGGCGTTGATCCTTCACTTCTACGGTCAGGTCTTCAACACCGTCAATGTCACCACGGTCATCTGTCCAACCTGATCTGGCGCGTTCAGCCTTTGGGTGGCCGTGGTCTTGGAAGAACTTCGCCACCTGCAATTCGGCGCGCGTACCTTTTCTTCGTTGCGGATTTGACATGAGTACCATCTCTCCTTCTTCGTCGTGTCTCGTTGCGTCGCTCGACTGTTGTCAGTCCGCCCCACACGCCGACAGAATCGTTCTTGATAGCAAAGTCTAGACACTTTTCGCGGACCACGCAGATGTCGCAAAGTTTCTTCGCTTCACGCACCGCATGTAAATATCTTTCGTGGAAGAAGATGTCTGTTCCTTCGCCACGACAAGTTCCGTATTGTTGCCAATCTGGTCGGAGTAATTCGAAGACGTTCTTCGACTCCGACCAGACGTCAATGATTCTGTTTTCGCTCATCAGTTAATTTGGCGTATCCATTTAGATACTTTGATCATCACCGCAAAGTTGATTGCCGCATAGATTGCGATCTGTGTTGTTGATGCCGGTGATTCTTCTGGGAGTCGTGGCATGCAAAGAAGCATGACCCAACCCGCCAAGATGAACGCCAATGTGAACTTGATTTTTTCTTTGTTACTCATTTGTCCTCCTAGTTGATACTTCGCCTGTATCAGTTATAGGACATTAGGGCATGGATGTGGTGGATACCTTGCAGACCGTCCAGTTGCAAGGGTTCCAAGGCTCAAAGCCTGACATGCGGTACAGAACCAGCCCAGCCTGAAGATTCGTGTAGGCGTCCAATAGTGGTGCTTGGGTGCAGATGTTTAGTTCACGGCAAACCGCAGCCCACTTGTTTCTTTTCGTGTCGTAGTTGACGCCATTAATTTGAAGGAGTCCTGTATCTGACCTGTGATTCCATTCGCTGACGCCTGTCACGTTGCAGTCTTCGTCAACCTTGTCTCCACCGCGACGGTTTGGGCAACCGCCTGATTCGCGTAGGACGATCTGGGTGAGCTGGTCAATGCTGTGGTCTGGCCATCCTGCCTGCTTGGCAAGGGACGGAAGCCAGGAGACATCGCCGTGACGGAACCTGATCGGCTTGGGTAGGTCAAGCCTGTCAGGTTGCCAGAGTGGCTGTAATGCTTCGACATCGCTTCTGGTGACGTCTGGTGCGTATGCGGCGTGGGCTATGCCAAGGCTCATGGTGAGTGTTGCGACTGTTGCCATGATTGCGGAGAGTATGCGCATCGTGGTCCTTTCGTAAGTGCAGAGGGTAACGCAACTCAGAAGGAGGTGACTGAGTTGCGGTGACACTCAACCCTAGTGGGGAGGACACAAGGCAACCTTAGCCGATGGGCTTTGATTTTCGCTAGTTTTAGCGGTCTGGAGTATTTATTTCTAGATCCATCAACACTTTGATGCTGACAACCATCTTCACAGGAATGTGCAGAACGTGGTCAATGGCATCTTCGTTGCGTGATTGGTAGACGGTGACGTGTTCAGGTTTGCCACCATCGGATGTGGAGAGCAGGAAGCCGACTGTGTTGACGACCGCTGGTTCGGTGTCGAGGCTGCTGATCGGTATCCATGATTCGGATCCGCTGTGCGCGTCATGCCAGATGACAAGTACGGCGGTCACTTCTTCTTGCGTGTCGCAACCTGCTTGACCTTTAGGTCTTTGCGTGGCTCCTTGGTTGATGTGTTGACATGCCAGTCAAGATGGCTGGTGAGTTTCGCAGATGTTTTGCCGACCATGTCAATCACGGTGTCGAGTCTCTTCTGGACGATGGCGTGGTCGGTTCGGTTTTCGTTGGCGAGGTTGCGCATTTGGATGATTGCGACGGCGATTCCGCCGAGTGCTGCAACTACTGCGGCGAAGACAACAGCGAGTCCAGCGTCCATGTCACACGACCTTCTTGCGGTCAAGCCATGCTTGGACAGCTGGTGGGACGTTGTCACCTGCTGTGTAGCGCAGATGCCATGGTTCTTCTGGTACGACTTCCCACGAGAACCCAAAGTCAAGTGCGTTGGCAAGCATCCATTCGAAGCGTGGACCTGACGCCGACCAGATGTCAACTGCGATGCCGAGGTTGTGTTGAGATGTACCTGGTGCTGCGAGTGATGCCATGGTCGGTGACTTCTTGTACCACTTCACACCTTCCCAAGTTCGTGTTGATGCGCCTTCAAGCGGTGACTTCTGGTATCGCTGCAAGAACACTGTGGTCTGCATGGCAAGTGTGCGGTAGGTGTCGCCTGCCGAGGTTGGTTTGAATGGTTTGATTCCGTCAGCGAGTGCTTTGTCGCGCATCGCATGATAGGCGTCGGCTGCTCGCCAATGAAGTTTGCCTTCAGGTTGGACGTCGCGGAGCAGATGCGCAGGCACCTCACCAGGCTTGACGCCTTTGAGATCTGCCGGCAAAGTGACCTTGACTATCGGCCAGTTTTTTGCGTTCACTTCTTCTTCTTACCGTTGCTCGATCCGAACGCATCTTTGATCTCGTCCGCTGTCAACGCACCGTCAACCGATGCGGCTGCGAGCTTCTGCACAACTGCGATGACCGACATCGCTCCAGCCATGATCGCCGACTTTGCGACAGACACACCGATGACTGCGCCTGTGGTGATTGCTGGGAGTGCTGTCGAGAGGAACAGACTGAACAGTCTTTGTCCGAGGTCAAAGAATCTTGCAGCAGTTGCGTTTGGTTTAATCTTCATGTCCTGATCCATCTTTTTCTCCTTTGGTCAATACTCCTGCCAAGTGTAGTGCGAGGGACAGGAACGTGAATATCAATGCCCATGTCTGAACTGACCCTGAAAGGGTCATGATGGTTATGGCTGATGCACCCAGCGTGAATCCTAGGGCGAACAGTTCATTGCGTAGTTTGGCAAACACTATTTGTCTTTTCTGCGCAGGCTTGCTCCGACTGCTACAAGTGTATTGGATACGGCGATGAGAGTTCTACGCTCGCCGACAGGTATTGTCTGGCCGACCATTTGGAACGAGTCGAAGAAACCTGCGAACACGTTGATTGTGTCTTGGAATGCTTGCTTGACTTTCGTTGGTGCTTCGTTCAGGACTGCGACCAGTTCGTCGGCTTGTTCGGTTGTGAGTTCTTCAACGATGATCTCTTCAAAGATTGCTTCGGCTTGGTCTTGTGTTACCGCAGCCAACACTTCAGGAGTCGACGCGATGCTGACAGCCTGGTCGGATGTAATTGTCGTGGTCAAGATCTGCTCAATCGCTGCAACAATCTGTGCCGGTGCCGCGTCTTTCAACACTTCAAGAATCTGCTCAACCTTCTCATCGGTGATCGGTTCATCTTCAACGATGTCGAGTGTCTCTACGAACGCATCCAGTTCTTCTTCGGTGAACACCTCAGACTCGATGTCAGGTAGCGTTGTGGTCGATGAACTCTCTACTTCTGGTGGCAATGTTTCTTGGGTATCTGGTTCTTGCAACGGCTGTGATGTTGGCGTGGTTGTTTCGGCGGGCAGAGTTGGAACGGATTCAGGAACAGTCGGATCAGGCTCGGGAGGAACGGTTGTAGATGTTTCGGCAATCGTGGTGGATGTTGTGGATTCGGGTTCAGGTGCGACAGTTGTGGTCGTGGTATCAGGAACTAATACGACGACTGGTTCGCTAGTCGTCGTCGTCTGAGGAGGCGTATATGGTGCAGAAGTTGTGGTCGTTGTTTGAACTGGGATGGTCGTCGTTGACGTTGTTGTTGTCGTTTGCGTGGTTGTTGGTGCAAGAGTTGTTGAAGTCGTTGTGGTCGTTTCTTGTGGAAGGGTTGATGTAGATGAACTGGTTGTTGTCTCAGGCAAAGTTGTTGTGGTTGAAGTGGTGGTGGTCGTAGATGAGGATGTGGTTGTTGAAGATGTTGTTGAAGTTGTCTGCGAGACTGCGTTAGTTGTAAACGCGGAGTCTGGAACCATCTCCCAGCCTTGACCGTTAATGTTCCACGCGAGCATCACACAAGTGCCACCGCCGTTCTCGTACATCCACAATTCGAGCGGCACACTTTCGGCTTCTAGTTCTAATTCACCTGACGTTGTGGCCGAACAACCCTGATCCCACCAAACACCGAACGTGTTGCCATCAATCGTTATCTCACCACCGTCATCTGACGCCAACCAGAACTCAATCGTGTTGTGTTCAGGGATTGTGATGTAGCCGGTCATGTGAACCATGAACAGATCGCCTGTGCAATCCTCGTACGGTTCACCGTCATAGCTGCGATTGATATTGTTCTCGACCTCTGAACCGCAAACAGGATATTCGTCAGTCGACTGAACTGGTGGAATCTCGTCAATCGAGTAGTAGTTAGTGACAAGTCCTGGAATCGGATCGGCGCGAACGATTGTCGGCCAGAACGATAGAACGATTGCTGGTAGCGGAATCAGCCACCTAGTTAGACGGCGACCCACTCAAGTTCTTCTTCGTTCCAGTAATAGTCGCCTTCAGGTTTTGGTGTTGGTGGTTGCCAATCGTGATTGCTGTCAAGAGTCCACGAAGAATACGGTTGTGGTGCTACGAACACATCAGCATCAGATAAATATGTAAACCCAACGCCACAAAATTGTTTGCGAAAGTTGTTGTTGAACGAAGTTTGTTTCCACACGCCAGCAAGTTTTAGAGTGTCAGCAATAAACGCTTGACCAAGTGCTTCTGTTTCGGGAAAATTAGATGTCGGTTCACCACAAACATCGTTACTTAAAACAATAACTTGTGTAACAACATCATTTTCTATCTTTGCGAAGTGTGCCATTAGAGACTCGCCCACGCAATCGTTCCACTTGCATTAAATGTATAAATTTTGTAACCGCCTGATGTGACTTGAGTGCCAACAGTCAAAGTGCTTGCACTTGCAACAGAATCTAAAGTTCTTATAATCACAACACCGCTACCGCCAGCAGCACCGTTACCATTTTGACCTGCGCCTTGGTCGTTACCACGACCACCGCCACCGCCACCCGTGTTCGCTGTTCCAGCAGTCGGAGCTGTGTTGCCAACTGAGCCAGCACCGCCACCGCCATTTCCGCCAGCGCCAGCCGTGCTTGCACGAGAAGAACCGCCACCGCCACCAGCACGAAAAGTTGATGAACCAGATATTGACGATGCCACACCCACACCACCGCTTCCTGCAACTGTGCTTGCACCAGTTCCACCAACCGCACCAGCACCGCCACCGCCACCTGTAGCCTGTTCACTAATACCATTCCCACCGCTAAAACCTTGAGCATAAGTTCCTGCACCTATAGTGCCGTTTGCGCCACCACAGCCACCACCAGAACCACCAGCAACACCACTTGCATCAGCGCCAGCAGTAGTGCCGTAACCGCCACCACCACCACCAGTCGCAGTAACAGTTTGAATGTTTGACCCAGCAATAGAACTAGCAACACCCGAAGAACCTTTTGCAGCATTTACACCACCAGCACCGCCAGCACCAATCGTAATTGTGTAAGTAACACCAGCCGAAATTGTTGGAGATGGATCAGCAACAGCACTACCACCTGAATTTGCACCGATAACTGATGTTCGGTATCCGCCAGCACCGCCACCACCACCTTCGTCAGCACCGCCACCAGCACCGCCAGCAATAACCAAATACTCTAAATTAACTGTAGATGCACCACCCACACTCGCCCATGTTGAGCCGTTGAATACTTGTAAACCTGTCGCAGTCGAGTAGGCGACCATGCCTGTTGACGGAGATGGTACTGCGGATGATCGTGCTGCTGTGCCGGAGTAAACCTGCACGGCTTGATCCATCAAATATGTTTGCACATTGGTCGAAGTGAGGACTTCACCAGATGCGAATGTTCTATATCCTGCGCCAGCCATGTCTATACATTAACCCATGTTGAGCCGTTAAAAACTTGCAAACCTGTAGCAGTTGAATACGCAACCATGCCAGTCGAAGGTGACGGTATTGCTGATGCTCGTGCTGCGGTACCTGCGAAGACTTTGACCATCTGATCCATGAGGTACGTCTGAACATTATTCGAAGTCAATACTTCGCCCGATGCAAATGTTCGATATCCAGCTCCAGCCATAATGCTCCTATGTTAGTGCGTAATCTGTGTCATCTAATTCTGATGTGTCGAGCAGGAATGGCAAGATGACTTGTGCCTGTCCTAGTCCGAATCTTATCCGATGATCGGTGGGTGTGATGTCGTGGGTGACGGACTCGATGAACACGGTGTCGGTGCGCGACAGTGGCAGACCTTGCGTGTAGGTCTTCGTGACCTCGACTACGTCACCCACATCTAATGTCAACACGGTCGCAAACAAGGCCGTCCCGCAAGCATTCAAACTCGTTGAGATCTGATCGAATCGGATCTTGGGTTCTTTGTATTTGTCCACAATGTTCTGTGCCAACGCCGCACCAGCAGCCAAAGTATTCAACGGCACATTTGAGAACGACAACGTCTGCACACCGAACTTCGTTTGACTTGTCGCATCGGATGCGACCTGTGCTGCGGTGCCACCATCAACATCTATCTGCACACGGTTGAACAATGTTTCTTGACCGTATGCGACACCGATGTCGAGTAGCGGAATCTGGTTGGATGCTGTGCCACCGAACCCTGCGATAGCGGTAGAGAATGTGAAGTCCACACGCTGATCAAACACAATTTCGTTGCGACGGTTTGCGAAGAGCCTGCCATCCTCAGCGATCGCAACAGCCTGCAACGCTGACAGAGTGTTTGCGTTCGCGGCATAGGCAACGGTGCCACATGTTGCGAGTCCTGTCTCGATGCTTCGTAGTGCGGTCGAGTAGTTGACTTCTGGTCGGTTCAAGATTGTGGACACACGCGCAGACGTAAGTTCTGATGACGGTGTGAACGCGGCAAGACTTGTGCGACTCAACTCATACAGTCCATCGGCTGCTGTGATAGAAGCAAACGACAGGTCAGGCATTTGGTAGGTGATGTCAAGGTCGGTGATTGCTCCGACGAACAGCTCGGCTGTGCCGGCAAGAACTTTGATGGCGCGTCTCGGTGCCAGATCAAAGTTGCCTTCATACCAGGTTGATGCGGTGTTCGCTGGGTCAAAGAGTCTGCCTGATGCGCGGTCGTCGGCCAAGATGCGACAGGTACCTGGTTGGAACTGTTCAACTTGTGAACCACGGCCACGTTGAATTGCTACAGACAACACATATTCGGTTGCGTCCACGAAGTCTGTTGAGCCGTCAAGCACATCTGTGCCATCAAGAAGTGATGAGTCGAGTATGAATGCGTCAGCGACCGCACCAACATCCAACAAAACCGAATACGGTTGACCCCACTTCAAAGTCTTCGGCATGGCTACCTACGAACTAGAGACGCAATAGCATCACGATTGATGTTCGTATATTGTTGCAACAATTCAACCATCTGACGCGCAGCCTCAATACCGTTCGTCCCGATACCTGTGTTGACCACAATGTTTGCACCCGTACCACCACGAATATCTGATGGCACCGTTGTTGGGCTTGGTGTCACCACACCAGGCAAAGTCGGGATTGACAAGCCACGACCAGGTATCAGAGCAGCAGCGTCAGCGACCTTCTTGATCGCTTCGGCAAGTGCTTCAAATGCTTCAGTCTCACGCTCCGTTGCATCAAACAGACGTTCCGACGCATCAACCTGTGCTTGCTTGGCATCGTTCACCAACTTTAAGAACTCGTTATAGGTTTCGGATCCGCTGATAGCACCATCCGTCGCTTCGTTCAACTTGAGTTGCGCATCCTTCAAACCATTCGTTGCTTCAAACTCTGTGTCCGAAGCGTCAGCCACAGCCAACTTTGCTTGGGCAAGATCAATCTCAGCCTGTCGGATTACTTGCGGAGTGGACAGAGGATCGGCTCGAAGTTCGGCAAGTTTCTTCTCGGCATCCGTAACCGCAAACACGGACTCTTCAACAGCAAACCCAGCGTTCGCCACATTGCGTTGAGCCTTAGCCAACTCACGTTGCGCGGCCTTCGCTTGTGGCGAGTCAGCACCAAATCCTCTTGTTGCTTGGTCAAGGTTTTCTTGAGCGGTCAGAAGATCCTTGTTTGCTTTGAAGACTCCGAGTTGTGCTTCGCGCGTTCCCTTCTGTGCGCTAGTCAACGCCTTCTGCGCAGATGTTGAAGACTTCAACGCTGACGTGTACTTCTCAAGATTCTGTTTAGTGTCATCCACCGTCTTAGCCACACCACCTGAAGACTTCTTGACGTTGTCCAAAGAACCTGCAAACATATCGGCTGCTTCTTTCGCTTTCGGTAGAACCTTCTGACCGATACTGTCAGTCTGGTCAACGAACTTTGAAAGAGTGTTGCCGGACAGATTCAATGCAGCTCGCGCGTTTGAGACTGAGTTACGGAACCCGTCAAAGGTTCTGCTGATCTGTTCAGTTCGGTTGATGAGTTGTTGCTCAATGGTGATGATTCCATCGCCACCCACGATTGCGTTTCCGAATGCTCGAAGAAAGTCAACACCTGCAGCGAGCGGTCCGATCAGATCAACAAAGCTCTTTTGCAGTTCGTAAAAACTAAGTATCAGTGCTTCAACTCTGTCAAGAACAGAGAAGGTCATCTGTCCAAATGCAGCACCAAAGTATGCGACTGCACCCGATAGTCCTTTTTCTCTAAAGCCGTCAACCGCAGCCTTCAAAGCTGGCAACACATTGTTTGTTAAGAATGCAACGAACTTCTCGGCGACCGGCAGAAGTGCGAAGCCGATCTCCTCAACCACTTCACCAAGACCTGTTTTAAGAATCTTTACTCGGCCAGAGAATGTGTCGGCTGCGGTTGCGGCTGCACCACCGAATTGTGTTTGCAAAGTTGTGAGGATTGCACCGAAGTCTTTTGACTTCTTTGCGCCTTCATCCAACGGAATGCCGAGTCGAGTGAGGGCACCGATCTGCCCTGTCGCCGCACGTCCGAGACCCAAAGTCACGGCCTCCAAATCGCGCCCAGTTGCCGCGCTGATGTCAAGCGCAAGTGTGAACAGCGATTGCGCTTTCTCCACATCGTTTGTTGCGCGAACAAGATTGCCGAACGCTGGTCGAAGTTCATCGTCGGCAATACCAGTTGCCAACATCGCCTTCTCAATAAACAACTCTGTCGCCGATACTTGTGCCAAGGTCGCGTCAGCGGACTTGATTAACTGGTCGGCGAGAAGTTTCTGTGACTTCTCATCGGCTGCTGCTGCTGCGACCGCAGCTGCTGCTGCACCAGCCACCGCGGTCAATCCACCGAGCGCAATGAATGCACCCTTCTTTACGAAGTCAAATGCGCCACCTAATGCGGCACCAATCTTGCCGACCTTCTCTAAAGAGTCTTGACCTTCACGCGCAAGTTTCTTGAACGCCGTGACAGCACCATCGGCATTGCCGAGAATCTTTACAACGAATGTGCGTTCACCTGCCATGGTGAAGCAATTCTACTCAGTTAGCAGCCATCCGTTTGCGAAGCTCAGCCCACTCGCGTTGCATGTCTTTGTGAATCTCTGACTGTGTCATGCCGTCATATTGCGACATATCAATCGGTGCATCCCACCACTTTGGATCAAGAACGCATCGCATCGGATTACCGCGACGCGGTTGACGAGTCGAGCGAATGTTTGGTGTGTTGAATCGGCGTGTCGGTGCAGCGATGTCTGTGATGGTTGGATCAAGGAATCGCCAACCTGAATGATGTGTGCGAAACTGCTGACCTGCTTCGTGCTGTGGCAGATAGAAGATACGGGCAGGGTCTTTGGTTGCTGGGTCGCCTTTGAGACGAAGACGCTCATGTGTCTCGTACCAAACTTCTTCCCAACTCTGCACCGGCACAGCCTGCTCAAACGGGATGACAACGTGCCAGTGCGGATTGTCTTCACGATGCGACCAGGTCGTGTATGCGAAGTGTATATACGATCCGATATCTGCTTGCTCGAATGCTTCACCGTCAAGGTCGGCAACCAACGCCCAGATGTGCGACACGTTTGCGTTGCCACGGGTCGTGTGTTCACGGTAGGTGACTGGCGAATATAACTTGCCGTCAGACTTCTGTTCACGTTCTTGATGGTTGCCGAGGATTGTGGCGAACTCCATCCAAGATGTTGCGATGGTCTTTGGGTAGACGGACTTGACCGATGAGAACCCGACGACTTCAAACATTGTGCAGAACCTCCGACTATCAGGATAGCGAATCCTCAGCGGATTGCAAGTATCAAAGACCTAGTTCCTTGACCACTTTGTCTATGCCTTCTAAGTATTCTTTGGCGATCTGGTTCTTGCGTTTGCGGACGGTGGGCCAGAAGAAGTATCCAGACTGACCGCGATGGCGTAAGAACTGCTTGGTCTTAGGTGTCAATCCACCACCAAACTCCGCACCGAAGAACACATCTCGGCGAGTCACCTTTGTTTTGCGTCTGCTGTTCGGACGCGACTTAGATACGAATGATTCATTGCCACGCAACTTGATTGTCGGGATGCGATCATTAGATGCCCGTAATCCTTTGGCAACCTGTATCGCTTGGCTTGCTCGACTGACCGTACCTGCTGTGACTCTGACTTCGGTTGACAGATCTTTGGCGATTGTGTAGGCGACTTTGCGCAGCTCTTTGCTGAACTCGTAACTGGCTCGATCAAACTTGCGCAGAGTTTCGTACAGGTCTTTGATGATGACTGTGTTGGCAAGGACTGCTGCTTGACCGGCACTGCCGATTGTTGCACCTGTGTCACCTGGCAGGTTCGGGAATGCTGAGAACTTATTACCTGTAAAGGCCATCATTGAATCCTTTGGTTCGGGTTCATCTTGACACTCTTCCAGCGCAGATAGCCGAGCATCGTGTACAGCATTCTAGGTGACTCTTGCAGAAGTAAAGATGGAGCGATGTGAGTTTCACACGCTAGGTATGCGATCAGCCAGTGGGCTGAGGATTCTCCAAAGGGTTGATCGCCGAAGATTCGGCACCAACCTCCACGCTCTCGACTGTTTCAATCCATTCTTCAAACTTCATCGCGGTCTTCTTCGTGCGCTTCTGCGAATGCCAAGCCAACCATGCAAGGTCGGTCAACTTCAGTTCTGTTTGGAAATTTGCAACGGAACGATTCTTCTCTGTTTCGAATGCGATGAAGTCGGCGAACTGTGCGGTCGCTTTCACGGTGACGTTGTCAAGCGTCGTGACTTCTAGGTTGATCTTCATTCTTACCTCCTGATTGTTTTATTAAGAACTATGCAACTGCTTTTGTGATCGTTCCGCTGATTGGCCAAGTGACATCGGCTGTGTTCAATTCACCGACAGCACCGTTGACTGGTGTCCATTCGGTGCAAAGAACCGAGAACGTGTAGGACGGGTTTGCGGTTGATACTGCGGCGGTGCCTGCTTTGATAACCATTGTGACAGCAGTTGAACCGATCAATGGGAAGATCAATCCATCAATCGCGTTGTAGTCGTTGTGCATAGACAGAGTGACCGAATTGTCTATCAATCCTGAGACTCGAGTGACTGCGCCACCTGAACCGAAGTTAGTTGTTGGTACCTCTGCAGCAGAAGTCGAGATTGTAATTGCTGCCACGCTTGAACTTATATCTTGTCCGTTGAGCGAGACTGTTGAGTTTGTGAGAACTAACTTTGCCATGATTATTTATCTCCTGCCGTGTCGGCTTTCGAGGTTGATTTATCCGCTACCGGAATAATGCTACCCGATTGCAGTAGAGAGTCTAGATGATCAACATCTGCGCCATCAATAGTGGCTGGATATTGTTTGTCTAAGACCGTGAAGCCTTGAACCACCTGGAACTTTGCCATGGGCTAAGCGTACACGACGACACGAAAGTCAACCGTGAGGTAGGTTGTGTCGTTCGCGTCAACGGTTGAGATGTTGGATGCCTCTTCGACGATCAAGGTTTGTGCATACCCGCCGAGTGATGTGTCGGCTTCAATCGCTGCGCGAATCCCGCTGTCATAAGACAGATAAGTGTCCATCAAGTTCTGTGCGGTGCGTTCAGCAGCACGACCAACAATCACACTGACCGTGAACACATGTGTGACTAAGCCTGCCCGCATCGCACCGTGGTAGGTGATTGATTCAAGTGTCGGCCATGCGATACCGCCGAGCGACGGATTGACCTGGTCGGGTTGCTGTGCGAATGCGCGAAGGTTTGCGATCGTGGCAAGACGTGTTTGTAGTCCTGTTTTGAGTTCGGTGACTGTTGCGGTCATGCGAACATTCGCATTCGGCGATATGGCTCGACAAGTTGTGCGACGTCTGGGTCAAGTGCGCGTGTCACTCGTATCGCACCCAAGTCTCCGAAGCCGGCAACGCCGAGCGGTGAATCGTAACGCTTGAAGATTCTTGATGACTGGATGATCACAGCTTGTGTGATCGGCTCAGGCACAGACGGCCAACCGTAAACGGCGGTGAGTTGCACCAATGCTTCTGATCCGAAGTTTGCGTTTAAGGTTGGGAACAGATAGTCGCCGACTGCGCGGATGCGTGTGAACGGAACGGTGAGTCCGTCCAAGATTCCGTTGACTGGTTCTAGTTGCCAATCGCTTGGAGTCCAAGTGACATCAAAGTTGCCGTCCGCGTTGGTTTGTGTTTTCAATGTGATTGCAGTTCCAGCGATGTCGTCAATCTCGCACACGAATGAATCGGCTGCGGTGAACACTCTTGTCGTCGCAGATCCGTAAGCCCAGAACTGTCGGTTCGCATAACCGTCAATCAGTCGACTGGCTGCACCGGCACAGTTGTCAATCAGGTCGTCGTCTTGTGTGTCGGCAGTCCCGATACGAAGAGCAGCCTTGATCTGGTTGCGTGTGGCATAGCCGTTTGTGATTGCCATAGATTCCTATCCTACTCAACAACCAACAACTCAAGTGATGGCTGAAGTCTGAAGAATCTTACTCCATACAACTCACGCAACTTATTCACGACGACACTGAATTGTTGACGCCAACCATCCATTGAACCATTTGACTTGCGATAACCAGCGAAGTTCTCTTGCCCATCTACCAGACCGAGGTCAACACCGATCAGGTTGATTTGTGACGCACCCATGTAGCAGGCAAGGTGCATCGCTATATGTGCCGAAGTGCCACCAGTAACCAGCACGTCAGGATCAGTTGGCCAGTTGGTATCAGGTTTCCAGAATGGTGCATGTGGTCTGAATGTGATGTGATTACCTGACCCGACATGGGTTGCGGTCATGTCGCCCGCTTCAAGGTTCATGTCTGGTGTGATGAAGATGCGATGCGGGTTCGCAGCGACATTGCCTGCCACGACAGGATGGTGAGTTGAATAGTTTGTCGCCGTGTAAAAGTCTTCAAGTCCGAACACGAATCCGACCTCGTTGATCGCAACCACAATCTTGCCTTCGAAGAACTTTGGTGTCACCCATCCCATACTCGGACCAGATCCACACACCCAAACAGGTTCGCCTTTGTGGCGGTCTTTCAAGTCGAGCAGAATCATTGAGCCAACTTCGCAGGCCAATCCTCACCAGGTATCACACGACCAGACTTCAACAGTCCACAGAACTCGACAACATCCTGCTCGGCTTGCCGGTCAGGTTGAGCTGTCAACGCATCGTCGTGTCGAACCCAAGTCCACACACAACGCGAATCAAACGACGCTTCAACATTGTGTGACCGCATCTCACACCAATGAACCCAATCAACATACTTGTGGGAACGGTACGGAATCTTCAACCAAGTCTTGCGACGAATCACCGCAAGACCTGGCATACCGTTGTTTTGCATATTGAGCAGATTCTGATATTGCTCAGGTGTGCCATAACACAACCCGCCGTTCCAGCGACCGCGCACATTCACGGCGTCACCTTGCAGAACTAGACCGTCAAAGAAGTTCGGATCCATCGTGTCATCGACTGGCAGATGTGTACACCATTCCGCTGTTGCTTCACGCACACCCACATTCACACACGGCCAGATACGGTCATCCCAATACGGCACAACCTTCCACCAAGACGGCACATCAACTCTTGCAGTCGTCACAAGAATGACCTCTTGCGGTTTGACCATCAAGCCCTCAATCGAAGCAATGAACCCTTCACCGAACCGATCCCAATAGTTCTGCTCAAACGGTGAGATGACCGCTACCGGCGACGGTACCACGACAACGGAGCCTTCCCTTCACGGATCCACGGAATCCACGAATCATCCATCTGCACCTCAATCAACTGTTCGCCGCGTATCGAGCGACCGACACGATAGTTCTCAGCCATGAACACATCAGGATCATCAACCATAAGTTCTTGATGAGAGAACGAACGCATCTTGTTCGCAGCCCATTCAGGTCCACCCATCCACGACACATGCCAACCTGACCGCAACTCAGGCAACTTGTATCGAGCCGACCGCATTGACTGCGCGTCACCTGACCGTTGACCCCACGGACCCGCAACCATTGTGTGTTCATCAGATAGACGCCAATACGCCGACATCACAAGACGCTTCATCATGTAACCATGCCAACCAGTTTTCAAAGTCTCTATATCGTTCGGCGACCAGATCTCATCACAATCCGCAACCGTCACAATGTCTTCGGCTTCTGGTGCAAACTGTCGCAACACGGTGAAGAGATGGTTGCGTTGCTCCGCTTCAGCAAACCAACTGCGAAGCGAAGCATCTGCTTCATAGATCTCGTAGTGGATTTTGTCGCGCCATTTGTAGAACCTGTCAAGGTCAATTCCGTGTGCTTTGGGTTGACCCATGAAAGTTGTTGCCGACTCGACAACGATGACCTTGTCTACGACATCACCGATCTCTGACAGTCGGCATTCGAGCATGTCGTGTTCTTGGTTGAACAGGATGCAGTCAAACACTCTCATCGTCGTGACTTACCTACGAGCAGGATGCGGTCGTCGTTCATCACAATCTTTGTGTCAATCGCGCAATGCTTCTCAACTTCGAGCATCAAAGACCAGATGTCAGGAATATGCCATTGCGTTTCGGCTGGGACATATTCGTGGATGACAAGCCAGTTGCATCGTGCTGCTGCTTCGGCGATGACTTCACGCCAATCAGATTGCACATACAACGTCTGCGACATGACCGCGCAATCGTACCCACCTGACTTCGCTGCGGTCAGACCGTCACCGACACGGAACTCGATGCCAGGGTAGGACGCTTTTGCTTTACGGATCGCAGCCGACGAGATGTCGTAAGCGACAACCCTTCTACCGCGCAACGCCATCAGATGTGTTTGTGTACCTTTACCGCAACCGATATCCAGTATCGAACCAAACGAGAACGCCAACATGACTGTTGAGAGCAGTCGGTAACTGATTGGCCGTAGATCTGACTGATACCACGAATCAAACTCCTCTGATTCTTCGGCGTTGTACATCGCATCAAAGTCGGTATGCGGGAACAGATAGTGATGATACTTAGCCATCAGTCCCAACTGAGATTGATTCGGCGTTGCAGATCCCACTGACCTGCGTCAAGTCGTGCGTTGCGAAGTTTGAACAACTCCATGTTTGCTCGGAAGCTCTCACGATTCTTGTCAAACAGCGACGGATCCGACAGCAACGTGGACGAGTTGTCGTGATAGACCAGCGCATCAGACTTGACAATCTTCTTGTGCAACCGTGTTGCGCGACGCTCATAGTCATTGTCTTCAAAGTATGCAGGATGGAATGCTTCGCAGAACAGTCCAACATCTTTGACAACTTCGGATCCGATCCAAGCACAACACCAACCAGGTTCACCCGCTAGATGTATCTCGTCAATGTCTGATTCTTTGTAGAACTTCTTTAGATGACCGTGACCGAAGTGCGCATCCGAGTTAAGCAGAATCCAACCTGATGCAAACGGTGTCATCTTGATTCCAAGATTCCACGATGTCGCCACACCAAGATTGCTCGGCATATCCAAGATGTATCGGTTCTCAATATTTGAGTTCTTCGGCAACGACAAACAATCCTTCTCGATCAGTCCGCCGTTGTCGATGATGATCAGATTCTCGACTGGGTAGTCGATTGACTTGATGCACCTTTCAAGCAGGTCGTATCGGTTGAGGACAGGGATGACTATGACCGGCACCATGCGGACAACTCCTTCATTGTTGGCTTCCAATACTGCTCAAATACTTGATCGGCTCCGTACCCTAGGGCATGGGTGATCGCGTCCTCAGAACGGCTCCTAGGCGCGTTATAGGCCGCTTTGAGAGCGTTCACGATGTCAGGCACGTTCGGTGTGAAGAACCATGACTTCTGTGCCGCATCCCACCACGGCTGACCCTCCACCGTCCAGCCGTCGCCGACGAGTTCTGGTTGTGCTGTGAAGTTGCTGACGATCACTCGACATCCGCAAGCCTGCGCTTCGATGACAGGAATGCCGAAGCCTTCACCCATTGAGCAGGCCAACAGAACATCGGACGCCGTGTACATCGCAGCCATCACATTCTGTGGCAACGAATGACGGTACGCATACTGATCGACCACCTTGTACTTGTCTTTCGATACACCGACCGCATCCAACAATGTTGGCAAACTAATCCCAGCCATCGCACCATCAGGTTCCGTGTACAGATACAGCACAGCATCAGGATGATCTTTGGCGAAGATTGAGAACGCAAGAATGTTCTCAGCCCAAGCCTTACGCGCAGGTTGCGAACCTTTGTTGGTCGCAACCATCGACACAACGAATCGGTCTTCTTCCCAACCCATGAACTCGCGACCAGTCATCTTCTGACCGCTCGCCAACGTCACCGACTCGGTCGGTTTGAACACCGGCTCGATTGCGTGCGGAACATACAAGTGTTCAACTCCTGCTGTCTCCAACATTCGTGAACCAAACTTTGACATTGCGATCGGTCGCACGTTCTCACGCGCACACCAAGCCAACACTTCTGGTGGCGTTGGCTGATGATCAATCGGAACCCATGACGCAATGTTCTTCAAAGTTTTCAACGAGTCAGACTTCAACACCCAAGTGTCGAAGAGTGTGATGAGCAGTGTCGGCGTTGATGGATCTTGGTTCGCCCATTCCATTGTGTGCGCGACAACTACATCGTCGGAGTATGCAGCCAATCCTTGTGGATAGATTTTGAATCCGTTCCAAGTTGATGCCGCGCCTGCGAGGCCGTACATCGCATGGACTGCTACTTGGTGGTCTTCTTTTGCGAGCCTTTGGATGACTTGCGCGGTTTGCTGTCCGTATCCTGTGGCAGCCCAAGGTGCGTTGGAATACCAAACGATTCTGAGTCGGTCGGGATTGGTAGGTCGGACACTTCCAACGAGTGCGCTACGCCCGCTCGGAGCAAACGCTCCGCTAAATACCCTGGCATCTCCACTGGGACGCCTTTCACGATTACGGTTTGCCACATGATCCTCCTAAGAATAGTGCAGATATAGAGAAAGTCCACGGCCAACCCTGCACGAAATGGCCGTGGACTTAATCCTAGTCACAGTCCTTGCGGACTGTCATGTCTGTTTTGGTGTTACTTCCTGATTATCAGGTTGTTGCACCGATGAAGTATTTGACATGTGATGTTTGTGGCAAGTTACCGTCAACACGCATTGTGGCGCGGAAGGTGACAAGGCCTGTGCTGAATGCGAAGTCATCGCTTCGATCCAGTTTGATGCCGCCAACTTGACGAACATAGTACGAAGGAAGGTGTCCGAAGATTACCGACTTCGCGCTTGTTGCTGTGTCAACGATTGCTGGGTTCTCGAATACTGGGTATCCGAGGAGCAAGTCGTTTGCATCAGCGTTCAATGCTGGTTGGAACACATAGTTGCCTGCTGTGTCTTTGAGAGAACGCATCTGACCGATTGACTTCGAGTTCATCTGGAAGCCTGAACCTGGAAGACGACGACCTGCTGTGTCTACCGAGTAGACAAGGCTGATCAAGTTGTCTGCCGTGAACGCACCAGATACACCCGTTCCGCCAGTTACGCCGGCAGCTGCTGCTGCGACGATACCTTTTGGTTGGTTTGTTCCTGATCCGACTGTCAAAGCCGAGTTCACACGGAAGCCAAGTTCATTGCCGACTTCGCTTGCCAAGAATGACAAGATGTCAACACCGCTGTCCTCGATCAACTCTGTTGAGAGCTGTACAAGGAATGAATACTTGTATGCACCCAAAGTGATGAACGAGTTGAAGATCGGATCCGACTCAGCGATTGCTGTGCCTTCGCCAGCGATTGCCGCTGTTGAGTATTGAGCAAGTGATGGAATCTGAAGGTTTTCACCTGACGCTGTGTTCAAGACTGTTGAAGTCTGGAGCATCGGACCAACGTGACGAGCAAGCATGATGACCTGATCGTAGAAAGATGTTGGAACTGGTGAACCAGTTGATGTCTTTACTACGTCACGCTTTTCAAACGAATGCGAACGAAGTTCGCCTTTCGCCATTGAGCGAATGACTTCTGCGTCTGAACGAACACCGCGTGGAGCGTCAGCGACAGGACGAACCTGGTCTGCGATCTCGCGTGTTGCTGCATCCAAACGAAGTTCACGAGCCTCATCGGCGCGGAGCTTCTCGATTGTTGCTGTGCGATCATCAAGTTCTTTGCTGATGCGCTCATATGTTTGTGTCTCTTCTGCTGACAAGTCACGCTTCTCAGCGGTTGCAACATCAAGAATCTTCTTTGCGGCTTCCCACGCTGTAGCGCGTTGAGCCATTTGTTGTTCAATAAATTGTTTCATGATTTCTCCATGATTGGTTAAGTTGTGGTGCGCAGGAAGTTGTCTTCCGATCGTAGCGGTACGCTTACCAATCTCTAGCCGTAGCGGAACGCTTACCGGCAGACCTGAGTCTATATCAGAGTCTAGATATTTTTCAAGAGTTCAAGATGCTTGGCCATCAAACTTACTGATGCAGGAACCTTGGCTGGTTCGGCACGAAGTTTGCTGACCGCACCCGACAACAGATCAGCCGACTCATCTGACAGAGTGCCACCCGCTTCAAGGACCGTGATCGCTTCAGCGAGTTTGTCTACGTCAACACCTGTGCGCTCGGCAAGGATGTCCAGCGAACGAACAGAAGCAGAAGTTGCTGTGTAGGCAGGGAAGCCAGTCACGACCGACACTTCATGCAAACGTACTTGGCGCAGTTCACGGCTCATCCCATCATCCGACCATTTGTCACCACCAGACGGAACCGAGAAGCCGAACGACATCGAGTCAACATCGCCGCGCTTCATCAACACGCTCAAGTCACGGCCAACAGTTGTGTCAGGAAGATCTGCTTCAACGAGCAAACCTTTTGAATCTTCTTGCAATCGCAAAGTCTTTGACCTTGTCGAAGCGAGAAGCATTGATGAGTCGTGGTTCATGTACATCTTGATTGGCATTCGACTCTTCAAAGATTTTTTGAATGCACCTTGTGCGATTCGCTCGATGAATGGCAACGGTTCAGAATCAGAGTTGAAGACTGCTGCATATCCTGTGAATGACATTCCGTCACCTGTTGGCCCTGCGCGAAGTTCAAACTCGTTGACTTGGATGCGGCGTGTCTCAACCTTGTTGTCTTCCATGCCTGGAATGTTAGCAAAGTATT